GTGCCTCCGTATCCTGCCGTGGCGGTGCCTCCGTATCCTGCCGTGGCGGTGCCTCCGTATCCTGCCGTGGCGGTGCCTCTGACTCCTGCCGTGGCGGTGCCTCCGTATCCTGCCGTGGCGGTGCCTCTGACTCCTGCCGTGGCGGTGCCTCCGTATCCTGCCGTGGCGGTGCCTCCGTATCCTGCCGTGGCGGTGCCTCCGTATCCTGCCGTGGCGGTGCCTCCGTATCCTGCCGTGGCGGTGCCTCTGACTCCTGCCGTGGCGGTGCCTCCAACTACGGCACCCTTTGCTCCATTAGCGCGGATGAATTCGGTGGCTGATAACCTGTCTCCACAATGGACTACCTTAGCGGATTGGAATTTTACTTTTCCTTGCAGTTCAATAACTTCACCTTCGACCTCGGCAACCAGCCATTTAGCACCTTCTGACCAATTCAGAAGAGATCCGTCACCTTCGCCCCATAATAGGCCATGCAATCCACCGCCACATACAGGTTCAGGGTTCCAATCCATAGCCTCAACACGTCCCGATTCAGGCCACTTGAAACCGCCGTGACTCGTCATATCTGCGTCGCATGTTCTGAGTATCAGTTTTATTTCCGACATCTTTTTATCTCCAATGGTATTTGCTCTTGTACCCGCAGTCCCTGATCCGTTCGGGCGGGGTCAGGCTGAGTTGCGCTATCTCCTCCGGGGTCAATGCCCTGCCAGGGTCGGGCTGGAATCCTGCGCGGATCATGGCTGATGTGTTGTAGTCGTGTAGGAATTCAATCGTGCATCGGGTTAGGTTGCTCCATCGGCTCATATCTGCCCCTCAACTGACGGCGCTACATACCGTACATCGCCATTTCTGCATATCGTTTTGAGCTTTTCGTAATGGGTTATGGACTCTCATCCCCTGCCCGTGCATTTCGTCCTGTTGGTCATGTTTGCATGTGCATTTCTTAATCATTCCGTTTCCCCTTTCAATTTGTATTTACCCCGTCACCCTCTCCCCGGAGGGCTACTCATCATCAACCAGGGAGAGGGCAGCATCGCGCCGCGCCGGAGGTAGCAGCGGAGAGATATGCGATGCTTTTGTTGATTTTTTCATCAAAACGCATATACTGTTTCCTAGAAGTAATCAAAAACGCGCACGGAGGCATTTATGTTTCGCATTAATCGGGAAAAACTAGGTCGTGAGGTTCAATATCTCAAAAACCGCTCTAACGATTCATACAAATCTTTGGCGGGAGAGATCGGCGTTTCTGATGCTGTTTTGTGCCGGGTCGCCCTTGCGAAGGACATTGCGATTGATTTCAGGTCGTTTGAACTCATCACCGACTACCTGAAAATAGATCCGGTCAGCATGCTGGACACGTCTGACGATTACCTGTGCCTGTCCCGCCTTCCTGACGACAAGCGGAAAGCGGTTCTTGCGGTACTGCACGGGAAATGATCTGCTCGATGGATTGCAGCCGGTCATGGTGCATCTCCATCTGAACTGCGTAGGAGTTGAAAATGTCAGCGGTGTCAAGGTTGTGTTCCCTTGCCGCTATATCTCGGAGAGTGTTAGCTGTACATCGGATGAAAGTTTGCTGATCGACGAGGGAGATGATTGCGTCTTGGATCGTCATTGTGTCTTCCTCCTCCCGGCAACTGCCGGGGTGTTATTGCTCTGTTTCGATAATCTCCAAAATGGACATGACAATGTAGTTAGGGACGGACAGCCCTTTTCTTGCCGCCGCTTCCTTTACCTGGGCGTCTCGGTCTTCAGGGAATCGCACCGTATAGCCTGATTTAGTTTTTCGTACCATTTTGCTTCCTTTCTCACCGAAATATGTGTATTTTTCATGCGAACGTGGTAGACTTATACCAAGGACTAACGCAAAAATCAAGCACTTTTATTCTCAAAACGTGTAAAAAAACGCAAAATACATGCATTGAAGGCAAATCTAATGATATTCCAAGCATTTATGTACATTGTAAAATTTTGCCTATGCGCTAATTTCATGTAAAATTCAGCGTAGAGGTGATGATATGGGGGATTTGCGTGGGAGGTTTGACATGGAAATTGGGAAGCGATTGCGGTCGTTCAGGAAGGCGAAGCGGTTGACGCAGGAAAAGCTAGCGGAGGCACTTGGCACCAACGCACAATATATATCTCAGTTGGAGCGGGGAGAAAGAGGGCTAGGGCATGACATGCTTTCCCGGTATTGCGAGTTCTTCAACCTGACAGCCGAGAGAATAGGGATGATAGAAGACGACAGGGGAGAACATACCCCTGCCGTCCGTGTGCTATTGGATCAAATAAAAGGATGGTCTGAAGCTGACGTGCTCAGATTAGCGGCCCATGCATCAGAGCAAAAGGCACCGCCAAAAACGATTGAGTTGCCGTTACAGAAAGTAACTGACGCAAAAGATTCTTAGCGTATGGTGGGATGGAAGGATCGCTGTTGACTTTAACCAGTTCAATCTTTTTCCGGTATGGTGGTAGCTTCTTAATCTCCAAGCACGTCTTGTAGGCAGCCAGCAGATCACGGTCGGTTCCTAGGTCGTCCATATCCTTCCCTCCCATATTTTTTATTGAACCTAAAATACAACCCTGTTTCCATTTTGTCACGCTTTCTAATAATTGGAGTGACATCCAACGTCACAAGTGGAGGTAAGTTATGGAAAAGATTATGCTGATAGTTTTTACCATCGTCCTTCTCTCGACATTACCGGCATCCGCAGGGCAGAAATACCAGAATTACAACGCTGATGATTATTACCACCAGCAGATAATTTACCAGCAGCAACAAATCATCGACTACCAGGACCGGCAGATCGCCATAGAGAGGGCGCAAGCTCGGTATGAGTATAAAGTCGTTCAGCAGCTCGCGGCAGCACAGAAACGCGGAGATCGGAAAGAGGTACGACGGTGTGCGCGGTATCTCCGGTCACGCGGCTATGATGTTGGTGAGTTGGATAGGTAGCTATCTCCAATCAGTAGCAAATTTGTTACTCTTCCCTAAGTTGCAATCTTCACAAAGCACTTGCAAGTTGTTAATATCAAGAGCCAAGTCTGGACGTATCGAACGCGGATGGATATGGTCAACGTGCAATATCACTCCATGAGCCTTCCTCGACCTTCCGCAGCACTGGCATGTAGCACCGTGCAATTCAAGAACTCTATATCTCACTGCTCGCCAACTATCAGATGCGAAAAATTCAGCACTCGGTATTTTGTTGGCGCTTTTGGATATGCGAATTTTGGGAGTAGATATAACTTTAATCGGTTTCTCTTTTACTTGCTCTTCGGTCTTACATCGTCCTCGCTTCCATTCGTTCCATACTGCATGTGAATATGGAATTTGAAGATAGTCTAATATTTCTGTCATGTCGGTTCTGTCGGGAAGTAGCGATTCTTTTATAAGAATATCGTGTATCACTGTGTGGCTAGGGAACTGCTTCCCTGCATCCGGGAACCATCCAGCATCCTTCAGGTAGTAGTAAGCACACATATAAAGCATAGTGTTCGTGCCGGTGCTGTATACCTTACCTAACCTGTGGCCTTTCAATGACCTTTTTCTTTTATATTCCTTTTTCAATTATCTGCTCTTTATTTCTCTGAAGAAATATTCTGGACAAAAAAACGCCTCTACGGAATTTTGCGAGAATTCACGGGTAGAGGCGTTTTATGTGATGGCCTAGAGGGGCCGGGTGAATAAATTGTGGTTTACAACATCGTGAATTCTCGCAAGAAAATCATAGCAAATCCCGCCCTCTGGTGCAAGCAAAACATTTCTCCGAGGAAATGACTACGCTTCCTTCCGCAACGGTATCACCTTCCCGCCGCACTTCAGCCCGTCCAGATAATCAGCCCACTGTTGCATCATCTTCCTGCGCTCTACCAGATGCGCGGTCCTGTTGTAAGCTCTGCCGAGGGGATCACGCACAGTATGAGCAAGCTGATGCTCGATGAAGTCCGGCCTGATGCCAAGTATCTCATCCATGATAGTTCTCGCCATTGCCCGGAATCCATGACCCGTCATTTCGTAATTTTCGAATCCCATACGCCGGAGTGCAGCGTTGATGGACGTGTCGGACATTGGACGGCTTGCGTTCCTGGCGTTTGGGAAAACGTGCTTGCCGTTCCCGGTCATCTCGTACAGGTCACGGAGGATGGCCAACGCCTGATCCGACAAGGGGACAAGGTGAGCGATCCTCATCTTCATCCTTTCAGCCGGAATGTTCCATTCAGCGGTTTCAAAGTCTATTTCTGACCACTCCGCTTGCCGTAGCTCCCCAGGACGGACGAACAGCAAAGGAGAAAGCTGTAAGGCGCACTTGACCACGAAAGAGCCCTTATATGCTTCTATGGCTCTCAGTAACGGTGCTACTTCCTTCGGGTCGGTAATCGCCGCCATGCTTACAACCTTGTTTGTTGGCAACGCTCCTTGAAGGTCAATAGCGGGATTCCTGTCTGCCCTCCCATGAGAAACTGCGTATCGGAATATCCGCACAAGCATCCCCCGGACCTTGTGGGCGGTAGATAGTGCGCCACGGGACTCGATACGCTGAAGGACGGCCAGCAGTTCAGGGGCGCGGATCGCAGCAATAGATTTCTTCCCAATCATCGGAAACACGTTTATCTCCAACCAGCGGAGCGACTTGTAAGTGTGGATCTCCGTCATATCGGAGAAAAACTTGTTGTGCCATTCCCTCGCCACAGTTTCAAAAGTGTCGCCCTCCGGGTCGTCAGCTTCTTTTACCGCTTTCTTCGCATCCGCAGGGTCAACACCATTCTCGACAAGTCTCCTGGCACTCGTAGCGCGTTCTCTTGCGTCCGTGAGGGATACGAGCGGATAAGACCCTAGCGCCAGAGTCTTCCGCTTGTCGGAGTATCGGTAATCCAGCCTCCACAACTTCCCGCCTGATGGTGTGACGAGCAGATACAATCCAAACCCGTCACTCACTTTGTAATCCTTCTCCTTCGGTCTGCTGTTCCTAACCTTCGCTTCGGTAAGTGGTGCAATTCTTTTCGGCATGACAACCTCCATTTTTTACGGTATCCGGTTTTTGTCAACGTCCATATACCGCAAAAAGTACCGCATACATGACGGTATGTCAAGCAACTAAAAGCGCACCGCCTCTCATTTCTCCGAGGTAATTATTTATTATCGTTTCAGAACAGCCCATTTCTTCAAAGAAATCAAGTGTTTTAGGTTTTGCAGAATGAAATCAGATTGAGGATGTAACGTGCCGGAATTGCTATGGGAGGGGACAAGGCAGGAAAATGGATACCGTCAAAAATGACTCTTTATTTCTTCGGAGAAATGGACAAGAAAAAGCCCCTCAGATCAAGGGGCTACAAGCCCGATACCTCCTATATTGAGGCAGAGCGGGAACCTCAATAATCATCCGAAATCGCCCGCCATATCAAATACCCACACCCGCCGAGCAGCCAGGTATACAGAATCAGGATGGCGATAGCGAGGCGTTTCATTCCTTCTGCCCCGCGAACGCCGAGAGGATTGCCACAAACCCCATGATGCCAAGGTTGACGTAATCCGGCCCGTGCAGGGATTTGCCTTCTGCCTGTTTCGCCTCGTAAACCTTGGAACTGTTAATTGCCGCCTGGACGAAGTTCGTCATGAAAGTCTGAAAGTTAAATGCCATTGTTTTTCCCCTTCCGGCTGAATAGCCGCTTGAGCCATCGCACGATTGCTATATCCCAATCGCACTTGACAGTTTTCTCGTAGATGAGCTTCACAGCATCTGCCCTGAAATCTTGCTGTCCTTCCGAACGGGAGGAGGATCTGGTTGACGAAGGGCATCCCCTGTTACAATCCGTACCTCTGCACCGGAAGCGATCTCTTTCGCCAGTTCCGCAGGAGTGATGGTTTCTGGCTCCTTCTTCTCCCCGAACACATCCGGAAGAAACGCCAGCAGCACACCGTAGATTGCGAGACACGCGGCCACGATAGCATCACCCTTGCTTGGGTCGATTGATACGCCGAAAATGCCCAGGAGGACGATGATTCCCCTGTAAGTGCTGGCTTCCTTCAACCTGTTCTTGAAAAACTTAGCTAGCATGTCCGTAACTCCTTTATTCATGCGGGTTCCACGCTACGGCTTCCAAATTTCGATTCTGAGCGTGTTTTTCGGGTCAACCCTTACCTTACCCCTTCCCCAAATCGGACATTGAGAGTAAAATCACCTTCCCCTGCTGCATGGCGTAATCCCTCTCCTTCCTCGCACCCTTAGATGTCTCCCATGTGGGGTATAAATAGACCGCATCGCAAGCGTCAATCAGTGGATAGCAGAAACGAGTCAGCCAATCTTCATGTGACCATCCCTGGAACTTCGGGTCAATGTCTAAGTATGCCGTGATAAGGTGAGGGCATATTGGAGTGTGACCAGCAAGTAGGACTTCAGCGGCGGCGGAACGGGCGCGTTCAAGATTGAGTGCGACAAGCCATAAACTTTCAGCCGAGTACGGGCCGGAACAGAATATCAGCATTTAAACCACCACCTTTCTGACGTGCGCAATTCTAGAATCCCGAATCTCTGCAACGGTATACCCTATCTCCACCGGATCGTAGCCGAACCGTTCAGCGTAGCCCGACATGCCGAGGAGTTGGTTTTTGAGGAAACTTCCTGTGTTCACGAACCACCGATGGTCAGGATGAATGAACGTCCCTGTTTCGTGAACAGGCTTCAGATAGTCCTGCTTCACCTTCTCGCCATCGTCGTACAGGTACAGGGCATGGGTAGGAGGGGAGATTAGTAGCTTGTGGGAATGCCCCATCGCCATAAGCGACACGTCAGCGGCTTTGTTCTGCAATTTCCGCTTCAGCGTCAATCTCATGTTCGCTTTGCGCCGGATAGGGTCATCAGCGGTGCTTGTTACGCTGCCGAACCCATGCGTGGTGAACAGTTTATACTGCGTATTTCCCGTACTATTAATGACTGTCAGTTTGGAAGAGTAGGTGCCATATGGGACATCCAGTTCACGGCATACAACATCCTTCACGAACCCGATAGTGTTGCTGTGCCTGTTGTCGTGGTTGCCGTCGTTGATGTAGAGTATCTTTCCCGCAATCGGCTTCAACAGTTCTATCACCCTCAGATACTGCCTCATGGGTGTTGACATGGAAGCGTCGGAAATGTCAGGGTCGAAGCGTTTATCGTCGCAACAGATAGCCTCTGCGAGATCACCCAGGAGGATAAGATAGTTCTTCTTGCCCTTCCCCACCGCTTCTATTAACTCACCTATGCCGTCATAGTGTGTTCCGAGACTCCCAACGTGGAGGTCGGAGGCTAGGTAAATGTTGCAATCTGCTGGTAGGTGGCGCATGAATAATTGCAATCAGCGAGTCCTTTCACGGCAGAAGATACAGGTAATATATCCGTCGTCTTGATCCGGGTGAAGTTTGCTACCGCATCTTACGCACGATCTCTCGTCCAACCTTGTCTGCCGATTCCTGATTGTCCTCTGCCGGTTCAACTCAATGTGTCGAGGGCAATAGCGGTAGCCTGGTGCTACGGGGGTGGAGCAGTCTGCACAAAGACCTTTCAGCCGGTGTCGGAGTTTATAAGCGCTACGATGCTCCACCAAGAGCCTCTTGAGCGTATTTCGTCACCTTGTCAACGTAATCCTGATTAACCCACTTCCCATCTTTTTGTTTTCGTGGTGAACCGGCATTGTAAGCGGCAATCACACCCGCCCATCCATACTCCCGGTAGTGACGCTCCTTGAGTTTTGACAAATGACGGCATCCCCAATACAACCCAACATCAGGGTCGAGCAGGGTTTCAAAGGGCGCGGTAAAGCCCATTTCCCTTGCCACTTGTCCCATCAGTTGCATCAGTCCCCAGGAGGTTGCTCGTCCTTGCGCTTCCTCTCCCGCGAGTCCGAGCTTGATGATGTAACGCTTGAAGAATCCCGGTTCGTATCGAGTGGCGCTTGGATTACCGGAGGATTCCTGACAGACTATCCCGGTGACAACGGAAATGGGAAGCCCTACATCAAGTGCCGCTTCCTGTATACACTTTTTAATATCTGCCGACAGTTTCATAATCCAAACGTCCCCGCTTCAATCACTCTTGCGCCCTCAAACATCTCCGGGTCAGGTCCATCTGCCGGGAGTTCGTCCGCGCATAGGCAGTCATCGCACACCTGCCCGTTGAGAGGGCATCTAGTCGTGATGCACATTCGTTTGACTCCTTTCAACTATTCGCAGATCCGGGGGAGGCAATTTTACGAAACCTCCGTCACGGATCCTCTCGCAGAAATCCTGATACCAGAAGAAGATTTCATCCCTTTTCGCCTTCACTTCTTCCAGTTCTGCCTCAAGTTCTGCGTTTCTTATTTCCAACTCCTTCAGCTTTCTGTTCAAGTGGAAGGGCATCGTTTTCCCTCCATACACATTCAGGATTCGTCACATGATCCATCGCACCCATCATCTTCGCCTTGCAGTTCTTCGGACACTCCTTCATCGGTAGTCCCTTCATCTATCGGCTTGCAACTCCCCGCGCAAAATCTCCGCTCACACGCCCTAGGACCGAAACGATATAGCCACTCGCATGTTGAGGAGGTTTCGCAGTTCATTTTATCCACCCCAGCATAGTACCCGCTTTTATCGCCGCGCCCTTCGCCAGCAACGCCCATAACGCCAGGGCAACGAAGATGTAGATGATTGCCTTCTTAAACAGTTTGCCGCCGCTTGCCATGTCCTTGATTATCTGCCGTTCTTCTTCCGCAAAACGACACTCATGCTGTGACGCGGCAAATGCTCTGACAATTCGGGCAACGTCCTCATCAGTGAGCCATCCGCTGTAGTCTGGTCGTGTCATCTATAACCCCTATATCACCATCAAAATATCCGCAATCGCTTCAAGTTTCTGCCCCGCGCTGGTCACAACTTTGAACGTCCGCGAGTAATATTTCCCCGCCGTCCCGCCTACCAGTTTATACGCTACCGTAGTCCCCGATACCGTCACACTGCCTGATACCATCGTTGCGGTAACATCGGTGCCAGCGGTAACATCGGTGACGGTGAGCGTACCGGATGATAGCGTTTCTCCGGTGGCAAGCTGCGGCGAAAAGTCGAATGTGCGAAGTTCCTCGTTGTATGCAAATTTATCAATCATCGGACACTCCGGGCGTACTCTGTGAATGTGCGTGATGGCGCGTACTCGATGTAGCTGCGGGATGGCGCGTACTCGGTTGCGATCACCACTCCGGCAGTTGCAGGACCGGATGACGTAGCGGAGAAACCAGTAAGGATGTACGATCCGGGTGTCGCGCCGCTGATATATGCTGTCTTGCGTGATGTCGCGGAAACGCCTGTTAATGTGTAGCTGCCAGCGTCGGCATTGCTCTGGATCGACTTGTAACCTGTCGCCACATATCCGGTAAGGGTATATGCCCCCGGAGATGCGTCACTCAATAGAGCGCGGATATCTGACGTTGCGAAACCTGTCAGCGTGTAGCTACCGGCCTCCGCAATGCTTACCGTGTCGCCAGCCTCGCTAACTGTGGATGTTGCGTCATATCCCGTGAGAGTATAGCTTCCTGGACTTGCCGAACTGACCAGGGCGCGGAGAGATGTAGCCGCCACTCCGGTCAGTGTGTAGCTTCCTGCCGCCGCATTGCTAAGTAGCTGGCGGGTGGATGTTGCCGCTGTGCCGGTGAGCGTGTACGAGCCAGCAGAGGCGTTGCTTAATAATTGGCGTGTGGAAGTGGCGCTGAAACCGGTCAGGGTGTAGCTGCCGGGAGTTGCCTCTGATGTTACGTTGCCGCCAACCTCCGCAGTGCCGCCAACCCACAAATTGCGACTGAATATCTGATACGGATTGGCGTGAAGAGATGCTATTTCGGAAGGGGAAAGGGCGCGGTTGTACCTGAACATTAAATACATCTTACCTGTCACGTTATCATTTAACGGGTAAGATGCGCCTATATTGAATGTCCCTGACACAATATTGTTCCAAGAGGACATGGAAACGTCTTGTAAAAATACTCCGTTTAAATATCCTGATGCAACTAAACCTTTTACAACTACCGCCATAGATGATTTTGAGGATGGCGACGCTATGGCTGAAAACTGGTAGTCTCCCGATGCTGATTTTGTTACCCCCATCTTTCCTGTATTGTTATACATCTCAAACTTATATGCCCATCCACCGTCTGAGTTGTTACCACCAGAGCATATAGTTGAAACCGCTGAAGCGGTACTAAACTCTCCCACTGTGAATATTGTCAGCGGAGGATTGTTGTATGAACTGGGGCCACTATTTTGTAAATAGCTTGACCCGTCAAGGTTTATACCATCAGCAGACCTAGTTATCGTTCCAGATACAGTGCTTCTCTTTTGCGTAACTACATCATAAAAACTATTACCGCCGCCCTCATTAAATAGCCAGCAGCCCACTAAACCTTGAGCCAAAGGGTGTAGCCGGTTCAGCCGAACGCCAACCGGAGGTTTACTGGTATACGGTTTTTTGATTAACGACAGCGACATTTACGCTCCCGGCACGAATGATTTCGGTACTGCCGTCAACGCCCATCCCTCCGCAACAGATTGCCCCGCCTGGTTCTCTATGCTGAACTGACAGCCGGAAGACAGCGGAACATCTGTAATCACAAAATAGTTCGTCCCGGTGCTGGCAAGTGAAAGTGGCAAGACGAAATTCCCCACAAACATGCTCTTGATGTTCGCACTTGGCGCAGGAGCGTCATTGTTTGCATCTGCTCCTACGTTCAAATCCTGCCGATACAATGCTATTGCAGGGCTTCCGGTTGATGCCAAGGCACCGCCGAAACCAACCGTCTTTAGCACGAAATCAGCGTAGGGATAATCACTGTGATTCGCAGAGGAGAGTGCCGCATCATTGGCAGCGACAAAAGCCGCTGTAGCCGCACTCGCCCCTGATGCCTCAAGAGCGACACTTGCCGCATAGGTGTATTTCATCTCGTTAGCCATTGGATACCTCCCGTGGCGTACAGTCCTGATTCCAAACGTAATTCATCGACCCGACATGCCAGATCAGTTTTGACGTGTCGTGGTCTATGTAACAGGGATAACCAGCCTTCCGTGCTTCACGGTAGAACGGGTGATCCTCTGTGGTGTAATGTCCTGTCTCTTTGTTATACTCGATGAGAAAGCGAGGCTGCTCCACCGCTTCAAACACTTTTCTTTCTATTAATGCAAACCCGAACCCCGCATAATACGCTTCCTCAAGTCCGGTCAGTTCCTTGGTTGTCTGCACCCTGCCCTTCTCGTAGTCCAGTTTCAACGCTGTGAAATCGGCAGGGGGGACACGCATCCGGTAGTTACAAGCGACTATTGGAAGTCTGCGTCTGATAAGACCGTGAAGGGCTGACATATCCCAGCCCATGTCCTCGTCGATGAACAGCACATGCGTCATTCCCGGCTTGTCTAGTGCTTGCTGTATCAGTGCTTCCCTGCCTGATGAGATCCCCGACCCTTCAATCACCAGAAAATCAAGGTTCTGCTGCTCCACCTCTGGCAATGCCCTGACTTGGGAGAAATAGGCGGTCATCCGCGCCAGTGACACGGCATACGCAGTCTTAACTTGCCCGGTGGATGGAGTGCAAACGACGATACCGAGGCTAGTAGTTGTTGAGGACATGCGATACCTCTGCGGCTTGAGTTGCACCTACATAGTTGCGCTTTATGGCTGTCACTGTGCCGGACGTAGCGCTCGTACCGCCGAACAGCACTTCTACCTTCAAGGCATATTCAGCACACGCATTAAGCATCACGGTTTCGTCAGCAGTAGGCCACACGTCGACTATGGCAGCACGGACCTTATCCCTCGTCGGGTCGATAGGTGCGAAGTCAAGCAGGATACGCCACGCGTCACGTTTCCCGGCTGATAGCCCGTCGTATGATGTAAGATTCATGTTGTCGAACAACTCTTCTCTGCTCACTGACGTTTTCCACGCCTTCGTAGTCGATACCTGGTTGTACCAATCGGCTATTGCCGAGTCATTCCGTGCCGCCAATGCCGAGACAACTGCCGCATCTGTGTTTGCCCGTATATCTGCCGCAAATATTACATGCTGTTCTGGTGTCATTTATTTAGCTCCTTGTCTTTATACCCGCTGCACTTCACCACCACCGTCACCATCCCCCTATCCGCTGCCACCACCACATTAGCCCCATGCTCCCGTAGCATCTGCACTATCTGAGCGAGGCCGCAGGGTATCGGGTCGAGCGGGTGGAGTTGGCATGTTTCGCAGATGGTCATTATGCCAGGGTGAAGATTGTACCGGCAGTGCTGTCGTTATTGAAATTGATGGTGAATGTCTCCCCCGCCGCCAGATTGACCGCACTGCCATGATTCCACGCGCATACTAGCGGATCGCCGGTAGCCGTGTCGTTGTAGATGGCGTAATACTGGAAGGTCGGCACGGTGTCGGTCGCAGTGATTACAACCTGATCCACTCCAACTGTCGTCGTACCGGTAGTTTCGCTGACAGTCACAGTCACGGTAGGAGCCGCACCGCCGGAAATGTTCGTGTAGGCAATCTGTGTCACTGCCGCAAGGTTGACGTTAGTTGCCACAATTTCAGCCGAGCAGAGGGCAAGTTTGAAGGTGTGAGTGCCGAATTGATGGATACCTTTCGTGAGCTGTTCCGAAAAATCCTGGATCTTGATGAATGTTGCCATGTTGTCTCCTTATTTCAGCCAGAAAGTTGATACCGAATCTTTCGGCAATACCTTGTAAGCCGTATCCGTATTCACCGCCATCTTCGTTGCCTGGTCCACGCCTATCTGCGTTGCTATGTAATCGGCGGTAACGGTGAAGGTGGTTGATTTGGTGAGGTAGTAGTTGTACGTTGCGCCGGACTCCAAAGCAAAGCCCTGTATAGGCACGATGTTGTCGTCCTTCCTGAGTACCCGTTTCATCACCGTAACGCGCAGATTAGGCGTTGAGGTAGCAGCCGAAGACGTGATGGAAAATACCAAACTCGTCACGTCAGCACATTCGCCGTTTCTCGGAAGAAATGAAATGAGCAAAAAAAGGGGGAGGAGGTAGATAAGCTTTTTCATGTGGGTGTCTCCTTGTCGCGGGTATTGTACGCTTATTTCGTGGAGTTTACAATTCTTGAATTAGGATGCTTGACGTTTCCTTAAATTGTGGTAATGTTGGCTCCGAAGGGAGGTGGAGTTATGGTCGAAATATTCATCGGCTTAGGCGTGTTCATCGCCATCATGCTTGCTAATCTTGTTGATCGGTAGTCATGACGGCTGATTCCACGGGAGACATTCCCGGTGACTTCTTCGCCGCTTCAATCGCCGCCGCTTTCGCCGCCGCATCTTTGGCAAATTTCGGAATTGCTCTGACAATCTGCTTCGTCAATTTTGAACTATACCCAAGTGCCTGAATAAACTCCCCTGCAATCCTAGGAGAGCTTGCGGCAAGCAACGGCAACATCTTCGGGTTCATATACGACAGGACAGCCGTACCGCTTCCCAGCCCAGCCGCTTCTATCCCTCTCGGCACCCAAGAACTAGCAGTATGCCCCGCTACCGCACCCGCAACGTCCTCCGCGCCCCTTGCGCCCAACTCCTTCACAAGTTCATTCCTGAGCGTGAAATTGTCGCGCATTGAAGATGAGAGTCGGCGCAATGTCTGGTCTGCCGTTACCCTGCCCGTCATCCCTTGCTTCCGCATCATCAACCCGGATTCGATATCCTTTATCAGCTTGGTTGCTTCTGCATACCCCTTCGTCATGGTATTGTATTCTGGCACTGCATCTACTATGGTTTGCCTTACCCTGTCCCTGATAGATGAAACAAGCTGACGAGCCTGTGAGGAGTCAGAATAAAAATCGTCGAGTTGACGTTTCAATGTATCAAGCCCTATTGCCGTATCATCCCCCGCTTGTGTTCCCCATTTCGTAATTGTGTCCACAACATTCTTTATGTCCCTTCTGCCGGTTCTACCCATTGCCACACGTGAATAATCAACAGCCCCGGTCACAGGGTCTACCTTGATATTGTATCTTTGCATCAGGTTCCCCAATTCACTGCGGATAGGAGTCATGTCGATTGCTACCGTGTTTCCTTGAATATTCTGCAACTCTGCCTGATACGCCGCCGCCCTACTATCCCTGATATTCCCAAGGGCAGACTTGGCAACACCCACCACATCGTCACCGTCCAGTTTGCCCCGCATGGCTTGTGAAAAGTTCGTGGTCGTTTTAAGTGGATTTGCTGCCACGCCACTCTTGAACGCCTCCTCAACCATCCCACTCCCGGCACCCGTAAGCCTTCCTATCACTTGCTTCCCAATGGGGGCAACAACCTTATTGCTCACCGTTGACGCAATATCAGCTAAAGGCTTAAAAGTCTGTGCCGTGGTTCCCCCGCCCAACGCCCAACCAAGGGAGTTGTTAAGCGTTTCTTGCCTCTGCGCTTCACTTGTCGGTTGCCTTGCAACATCCTTCAGCGTACTCAGCGTTACGGGGTTCGGGTCGTTGAGGGTCTTTCCTATCCATGTCTTATCGAATACCCCTTTCGCCGCCCCTGCAAGCCCGTAGAGCGTCGGGTTATCCTTCCCCCATTGCGGCACGTTTTCAGTAGGGGTAGCTGCTTGTGGGGTATCCCACTTCACCTTGCTCACATCAATCGGGGATTCGTCCCACTTGACTTTTGACACGTCAATATTATTGCCCATACTCAACGCTCCCGTCAGAGTATTGGATAACCTTCTTTCCGTCCATCGTGCCTGTCCGCGCTATCTTTCTGTTAGGAGATGGAGCGCTACCGCCAGGACTCGACGTGTTCCTGTTTCTGTAGAACTGTGTACCGCCCCACGTTTCGCCATAAACACCCTTGGCGTTGTTCTGGATGGAGCCGAGATACGACTGAACTTGTCGGAGGGTATCCGCTGCGGCTTCTTCTCCCATCTTCGGATCGATGGTTGCTATCATCTGCTCGACTATGGGCCATTCCTTTTCCGTCATCATCCCGATAGACCCACCGGAGCGCATTACTTCAAGACCGGCTTTCTTGAGATCCGACTTTATGCTTTCAAGTTTAGCCCTTGCGTTCTGCGTTTCTCCCGGCATTTTGTTCGTCAGATAAGCGTTGTACCCTCCGAACAGGTTTGAGAACGCAGGGGAGTTGATTACCTCGTCTATCTTCTTGTTGGCATTGGCGGTCTGTACTTCCAGCCCCTTCAACGCACTAACATCCTTGCCGTGGAGCCGAGAGTTCTTGATATAGAGGTCGGAGCCGGGGATCAATTCAGCCTCGCCGTTTGCGTTCAACCTTTCCCCTGCCCTCAGTTTCGGTCTATCTGCGCCACCGGTTTGTCTTGCATCTATTTCTGCCAACCTTGCCCTATGATTAGCTTCGGCAAGGGCCATTCTGTTTGTCCAATTATTTTCAGCCATTTGACGTTGCGCGTCTGTCCGCACTGCCGCTATATTCTCGTTCGCATCTGTGCGGTTCAGTGCACTCCTGAAATTCAGCCGAGCAGCTTCAGCGTTAGGATGGACACTACCCATCAGCCCCATTGTAGCGTTCTGCGTATCCACAAGGTCGGCAAGGGATCGCTTCTTGATATCCTCACGGTTGCCGTACACCCCTTCTGTTGATCCCATCGAGATAGGGATATTGTTCACACCCTGCCCCAAAGTGACGGGACTTGCCTTCTGCCATGCAGCCATGAGGGAGTTGTTCTGTGTGTCGGTAAGCGGTGCGCCGAGGGTCGGATTGGACGAATTGACATTGTACGCCGGGATGACGGACGAACCGCTGTCAATCGTTGCGCCTATCTGCTCCTGATTCGGGATATATGCTTCCTTAGCCTGTTGAGCCAATGTGCCGATGGTGGAGGTGAAGGGCTGCGTTGCAAAATCCGGCTTCTTGTTCTGGTCATCGAGGACGAGGCCACCTTGGGCGTAACCGGCAAGAGTCTGACCTTGTGGCTGCTTAGGAGGGTCGGACGCATCACCCAGCTTCGCCTTTGCCCCTTCCACCAACTTATTCAGTTTGTCGATACCGAGGAACCTTACCACTTCTTCGGGGATGATGTACTCGCCTGTCTTGGCCGAGATGATGGTATCGTCACCGGGGGCGGGTGCTGCGGGTGCTGCTGCCATTGCGAGGCTTCCGGGAATAGGTCCACCTTTGGCGAAGCCCTGATCGGCATCCTCCCGCGTGAATACTCCTTTCCCCAATCTGCTTATCGCCGCCAGTGAATACTTGTTGTCGCTATTCTGCCCGAAGCCTATATCATCAGCGGCTTGCCCTAGTATGTCGGCGGCGTATCGAGGGTTCAATTTCGCTTCCATGTTGGCGGCGTTCGCAAGGCTCACTCTTTCCTTGCCCGACATGCCGATGGTGAAGCCATTGTTGATATTGGACCGAAGTTTGCTTATCAGGTCATCGTATGCCATGATTACCCCTGTTAATCTGATATGTTGTTGATTTCCTGATACGACGAGGAGTTGTTCGTGTAATCTGACGCATTACCGCTACCCTGTGCCTGTACGCTTGCGGTAGCGGAAACGGACGTAGCAAATGCCGACAGGATGCTTGAATTGAGTTGCGCGAGGGATTTCATCCCTTCCATTCTGAGCATGAGATAGTTCTTAACCTGTTCGATGATGTTCGTATCGGTTCTCCACGACGCTTCCGACTTGGCTTTTGCGCCCTCTATATCTGCCGCGTACTTCTGGGTGCTGGCGGTAAGCTCTTTGCTTCCTATCTCCGCTTCGGTGGAATATCCCATCATCTGCGCCTTAAATATCTCTGCCTGGGCGTTTGCTTTGGCTGCAAGGGCATTGTATATCTCGGCGTACACCTTCACCTTCGTCATCGCCGCTTCAAACGTCCTGATGATGATTTCAGGCTCTATCTTCGCCGCTTCAAGGGAACGTGTCTGGTCAGAGGAGTGTTTTTGTTCCATCACGTTCTCTAATTCCGTCCCGGTCTTCAGGTAGACTTCTTCCTGCTGTCTGGCTAATTCAGCCATCTTGACGGTGATTTCCTTGCTCGTCGTCTGCCTGTTCTCAAGGTACTTCGCGTGTATCTCCTGCCGAGCCGCAAGCAACGCGCCATCAGGCAAGCCTAAATCCCCTGCGGCTTCAGCCCATTCAGCGGATACGGCATCGAGCCGGTCAGCAACAGCCTGTTCGTCACGCAACTGGTTCCGGGCATACAGGGCATCCTCAATATCAGCACCTAACCCCGATCCCCCGTCCTCTACACCATCCTTCAACTTCAGCTTCAACGCTTCCCTGAGTTCCGAGGAGTACGGGGAGTCGGAATAGTTGAAGCCGGGAATGGGCGTGTCAAGGTCGGGAACGGTGAAGGTCGGAAAGTCTACTGTCGGTGCAATCGGTAGTTCCCCCGTCGTGAGGGTATACCGCGCAAACTCCGGGTCTTCAAAATCGGGGAAAAGTTCCATCGGCGTCAAGCCGGTCAAGAAATCCTCAAGGGCGGCAAACTGCTCCTTGGTATCCTCGTAGGACGAATTGATTTTCTGGTATGCGTCGTAGAACTTGCCCTGCACTGCCCCGATAGCTTGGCTGGCTATGGATGCCGACAATCCCGATGGTACTGTATATCCTGGCATGGTTACTCCTCTTCAGATGACGACCCAATAAACACCGTTGACACTCCCCACCAGAAAGTTTGAGATACATCACCTATCTCGGTCCATTCTATTACGCCCGTTTCCTTATTGATCCCCTGCAACAGTTTATACTTAATGGTTGTGGTAGGGTTGGCGTAAGCAGAATGATATCCAGATACATAGACGTACTTATCATCCACATCTATATCCGACAGGAATGGCCCTCCACCGGCTATCAACGATGCTTGATAATTGTAGTTCGTTGACCACTTCAAATTACCATCAAGGTCGTAATGCTTTACATCGTACCCGTCTTTTGTGGTTGTGGCTGAATATCTCTGACATACAATGTAAACGCCTGTCTCATCAGAAGTTACACCAACATCCCTTGTATTATTATCCCACGGGACGTATCCATATTCATGAGTGGCTATCGTCGTACCATCAAGTGTCTTTAACCAGTTTTCACTCAGTATGAACACTTTAGACAGATCGTTCTTTTTTTTGTCTTGAACAGATATCGCTATGTCTGCCGGGGTTTTGTAGCTAACAGCACTATATTCTGCATCTGAAAAGGTACTTATCAATGCTCCTGATTCTTTATCAAGCGTTATCACGTTCCCTTGATATTTGCCTGTACTCAGATTGAGCAGTTGGTAGGCAACATAAACATATTTACTGTCCACATCAATAGAGTGGGGGGTGTAATAACCACTGGCAATTCCGGCCTTTGAATGAACGATGCTCCAAATTACTGCTCCGTTTTTCCTGCTCCTCATCTGTACCTGAACGTTATTAGTTGTGTATTTACGACCAGTTACATACACACCAGTGCTATCCGAAGCAACATCGGTAATATATCCGCTATTGTCTGCTACAATCCATTTTTCCTTTCCGCTCAAGGTGCTTTTCTTTATCGCCCATGAATTTGATATTGAATAGTCTCCGTTGTAATAACCGCCTATTGAATACAATTCGCCCTTATCATTCGCGTCTACCTTCCAAGAATAATACGTCAGTGATTTGTCAGAGTTCTGGACATTCCATTTCTCTTCGCCATCTTTACTGTAAGAGGATAAATCCCATGTCGTAAGAGACGGGTTGTCTACTCCACTTACAAACAAATACCATTTGTCGCTTACCTTTATTGGCGATTTTACACTCGCTAACGGCTTATAAACATCCGCATAGTCCTTACCCGCCACCGTCCACACCTTGATAACCGTGCCATCGGAGAACATGCGCGGAGGCATGGCGTAATAGCCGGTAGCGTTCAACGTACGGAGTTGGTGGAGGGAACGGTTGACCTCCCCAAGATAGGCGCGGCACCCGTCCTCATCTCCACGGGTCGTTATGCGCGTGTTTGTTCCGAACATCGAGAAGGTTGCCATGAGGAGTCCCGTTATCAGTAAAGCCCGTATCATCGCCGGTTCGTCCGAGCCGCTATCAACTCTAGCCGTCTAATCTCAAAGTCTGCTCCGGCCACGTTGCTAACCTTCCATTGCCATTCTTGACCCGTGACGCCAAGGGCGCAAGGCCATCTCCGGTTCTTCAGCGCGCCGTTGCCGGTGAAGGTATACGTCTGCCCTGTCGCGGTATCGTCTGCTTTCAGGTTCAACGTGAGATTGCCGTTGACATTCGTGAGCGCAAACACGTCTGTAATGGCTTTGACGGTGGAGCTGCCCATATTGCCCTTGCCGCCAGTGATGTATGCTGATATGACCGTTCCTGCGTCCGTGGTGCCTTCTAGGAGGTATATCCCGGTGCTGGTGACACCGTAATACTTCCCTTCGTATTCGAAGAAACTGTTGAAGGCGTAGTTGCTGTATTCCGTCACGCCACGGTTTGCCATGTTGACGGAGAGGACGTAGTATGTTCCGAGAGAGACAACGTTTCCGGTGAAGTTGGGGAGCGTACCGAGGATGGTCCCGGCTGATACGAACTGTGCTGCTATACTGCCGGTGAAGTTTGGGAGACTACCCGATACAACCGCTATCTTGTGCGGAACTGCGGTGATGCTTCCCGTGAAGTTGGGGAAGGTGCCGGATAGAGCAATCGCCCTGCCGCTCTTGGCATCTATCTCCCCGGTAAAGTTAAGCAGCGACCCGGAAACTATCCCGAATTGATTGGTGATACCTTCCAATTCCCCGGAGAAGTTGGGAAGTTCACCGTATACAGCGTTAAGGTGCTGGTCTGCGAGGACATCCCCATCGAAATTAGGGAGATGTCCACTCAGAATACCGTCAGAACCGGGATAGTAGAAGTTCGGTAATGTGCCAAGAATGTAGTCTGCCATGATTCCCCGCTAGTGCTAGGACGCTGGCCAGGAGATAGATACGCTCGATATTGTAGTTGTTGCGCCACTTGTCATGGTGGTGGAACTCATCGTCATGATTGAACCGGCTGTTGCTATGTCCATATCGCAACGGGGCAGGGTGGTTGATGAAGCCCCGGCATCGGCTATTGACCCCACGAACCGCGCCCATCCTGCCGTACCAGAAGCGGCATTGACACCAGACCATGTGCCTGACATGCCTATCGTGCCTGAAGCGGTAGTGCCGAACAGGATACCGTTTGCAGCATCAACACCGTTGGCAAAATCAACGTCTGTCGTGGTCAAGGTCGTGCAAGTTGCGGTAATATCTGCCGCGTTGATGGAGTCGCCAAGACCCGGAAGGGGCTTGACAGTGACAACCGCCGCCGCACTGGTAGCCTCGTAGCCGTGCCACCATGTCCCTTTGTTTATCTGCAATGCGACATTCGCGGCTGTGGTGGTAAGGTCTGAGGAAAATGTCACGGGTACGGCTGCGGAGAACTGGTTAGGCTGTAGCAAGTCGATAGCTGCCGCCGTTACCTTTACGTTGTCCACGCTTCCCGATGAACCGGCTATGGTTACAGTTGCTGAAGCCCTTACCTCTGCCGTCCTTGTTCCGCTTGCAGAAGTGATGGTACACAACAGCGTTCCCGAAGGAGCGTCGTCAGCCGAAGCCGGTTGCGTACCTGAGTAAATGAGCAGTGCGCCATTCTGGAAAGCCTGTTGAAACGAACCACCTCTCATCAAGTGGGTACGAAGTCCTGTTGAGTTTCTGAATCCCATGTTGTATCTCCTTACGTTAGAATGACCGGATCAGGTTGATTTATCACCCATGAATTTATAGTCATCGTATTGCCTGATGTGAGCGTCTGTGTCGTGCCTTCTGTGGCATACAGCAACTCCGAATCGTCAACGAGGGCAACATGAGTTGCATCGTCGGAAGCATCCACTGCAACTCCCGTCTTCTGCGCCACCGTCAGTTTGCGTCCTGTTGTCCCGTCTGCCTTGGTGAAATCGCCGGAAGATACCGCCACGTCAGCTAGTTTGTAGGTCGTTACCGCCTCCGTTCTGGTGGTAGGCAGGGCAGAACACACAGTCATCAGATTAGCGGTTGCAATTTTGTCGAGCGAAGCATCCAATACTGAGTTAGAAGCGAATCCTGCCATTTATGCCCCCGCCACGTCCGAAATACGGATGGTCTTGCATTGTGCCGCTGCTACCTTGTCCCACTGCACCGTGCCTCCTTGTGAAGACGATACGCTTCCCCACGTTACCGTAGCTCCTGTAGCAGCCGCCACGTCAGCCCATGCCATCATGCTTCCAGAACCTTCTTGAACATCATCCCAGGCAACAGGACCACTCGGAGAGGGAGGCGTAACAACATGTGGATTTACCCATGCTTCCTGCGGTATCGTCCCCGCCCTCGTTGCGGTCTGTCTGATAACCGACTCTTTGACAACTAACAGGAAGTTGATGAAACTTGGTGTCGTGTTATTCAGCCCGAAAACAGAGTCAATAACGTCAAGGATATGGTTCTGGTTGAACGTCACCACCTCAGACTCAATACCAATGACGGACTCCGTAACCACAAAGACGTGTGAATCGGTGGAACTTGTACTTCCGTATATTGCCGAACCGTATGTAGATGCCCCGTATGACATTAGGCTACCCTTCTAATGAACACTGTGCCTGACTGAGCAGTTGGAAATACTAACGTGCCGAGCGAAGTCCATTCTGTTGACTCGTCCTCCCATGCAGTGTGGAAGTTCTGAACCAAAAGTGAATCGTCAGGCCCACGTCCTATAAAATGGGAAAGCACACCCTTTGACACAGTGATAGTTGATATGTGGGAGAACGACTCGATCACATAGCCAGAAGCCACCACGAAGCAATTAGTCACGCCCGTACCTGGGGTAACGTTACCGTAATAGGCATAAGCAAAAGCGTCTGTTACGGTGGTATTGTTCGGCTGCAAGGTAGGTGCGCCCCAATCCCCTGGCACCGTGTTACCTTTTCCGATAATGGTCATCTCGTACTTGCCAGCGGTGGTAGCTACATTAAGAGGCACGGAGGTATCGGCAGAATATGTCACCTTTACCGTTTCACCCACCGACATCGAGTAATCTGAAGCCTCCGAAGTGACATCCCAAACCGTGTATAACTGCGTCCATGTCCCTGCTGTATCGTTGCAAGCAATCCTGTCTCCGGTACTCCACGCATGGCCTGACGTGCCTTCCCTACCCCTGACTATGGTGAAAGCGTCGGTGGATCGGGCCGTCACTTCGATTATCTCCGCGTTGCTGTCGAGATCGGGAGATGCGAATGTTGAATGCCATATCACGCAAACGAAGGTGCCGGATGAGGGGAATTTAGCCCCTGCGCCCGACGCGACGGAAAGAGAGGTTGCGGAGTTGGTGATATTCCCGTCTATGGTTGTGGCTGCAAAGTTCGCTTTCGTGTAAAAGGACATGGTTTACCTGTACGCCGTAATGAAATGCGTCTGTCCGTCTATTTCACGCGCCATGCTTGCCCCTGTGGTACCGGAGGGCATAGCATACTTGTCTTCCGTGAGGTTCAATATCTGCCCTTGCGGGAGTCCCATGCACACTCCATCATCGGTGGTGAATACCGGGAATACGCCCTCTATCTGTAAGCCGCTGATTTCCGAGGCGTCCCGGTACTGCACGGGGATATCCTTCGCCCCGCAACTCGACACCTTGCCAAACGGCATCTTGAGGGGATTTCCACCCGGGCCGTAGAAGATAGCTTTCTCGGTGCCGACGTATATCCCTTCGGGACCGGACGCGATCATGCGGATAGGGTGCGGGAACTGTTTGAAGCCGAACCGGAGGTCTGCGCGGGAAAGGGGCTTCACGTCCGACACCCACAGCATGTTGTCAACGCCGACATACAGCCGCGCTTTGTGGTGAGCGATAGCCTGTCCTGCCGGGAGTGTAGTTTTGAAGGCTACGGTGGTAGTTCCGAACAGCGAAGCGGCACCGTCCTTCACTTCTCCGATAACCACACCGTTGCTGAAGAAGATACGCCCCGCACCCGTGCAATAGCGCATGGTGGAATCGTTGCCTACTCCGACGAGAGGGGTGAACGTCCACACGCCCGGGACAAAGGAATACAGTATGCCACCCTTGACGCACAGGCATGTGCCACTATCAGAGAAGCCAGAATGCGCCCCTGCAAATGCGGCAGAGAGGGCGAATCCAACACGTCGGGAGATTTTACCGGAATCGTCGAGCACCACGTTCACCGCTGCCGACAGATCGACGCGCCCATCATCACCGGGGAGGGTGCGGATACGGTCAGCAGGAAGGCGGGTGTTTATCCCGGTGAAGCCTTCTATGATAATGGGACCTACGTCAACCATCACGCCATCCTCGTATTACAGCGCGGAGCCACCCCGCCACCATATCGCTTTTCCAATGCCTTCTTGACTTCTGCACATTTAGACAGGAATATCCCCTCGTAATATGCTGCCTTGTCAGAGTTCAATGTCTGTATATCATTCTTCTGGTATGCTAAAGACATAATCCCCGGCATCAGCACATTATGGTATTCAGACCGAAAACCTATTGTCGGGGCAGGAGTAGCGTCATTATCAAGACGTGTCAGAGGGAGCCGTGAAACTGTGAGATACGCAGTGTCAACAGTGGAAGGAGGAGGGAGTATCACTATCGCGTCAGTCTCTAAATCAGCGCAATAGTATTCCGGAGTTCCGTTGTCCAGATCGCGCCAGTTCTCATAGACGGAAGGTATCTCGTCCCGACGAAGGAGCTTTAGAGGTTCGGTCTGTTTGCCGAGTTGGATATCCAGCACCTCTATTATCTTGCTACTGATGGCGTATTTGTAAGTCCCGGCAACAAGCGTGATTCGGCATAGCGGGAGTGGGGATGTTTCGGTGTCTGTTGATGTGGTGGAGTCGATGACGAGGTATCGGCAGAGATTGAACATCCTGTCTCTTGCCTCATTACCGTAATCATCAATCAATTCCGCGTCACTCCAAAGGTATTCGGAGCTGGTCCCTGCTGTGTCCCGCAGTCTTGCTCGTACAGCCACTAACAACTCCGCTTGCGTCATACTTTACCCCTTGGGTTGAGCCATCAGGAACCGGTGATAATTGCCCTTGCTGCCAGCATGTTCAAAATCAATGTCAGGGACGATCCATATCTCTCCCAACGCTTGCGCCCACAACCGGCAGAAGGCGAAATCCTCACCGACCCATCGCCCGTTATACAACCCCTGAGGGAAGAGGTCGTACAATTCCTCTTTCAATTTCCCTTTCGGCGTGTAGTTTGCGTATTTCTGTTGAGGGTGGAAAGACTGTAGCCTCTCAATCGCGGATCTCTTTATCCTGAGAAATCCTGTTGCAACGGACGCCGCAGCGATACATCCGTCTGGACGCACTATCGGGCGATGCTTCGCGTCGGTATGGATAACGACAGGGTAATTTTCCTCTTCCGTCCTGAACGGGTACACACCCGCCACTATCTCATCCGGCATCTCTATCAGTTTCAATGCCGCTTCCGAAGGCCAGGAAATATCATCGTCGAGGAAGAACAGCGTGTCACACTCCGATTCCATAAATGCCCTCACAAGCTCGTTACGGGCTGTTTGAAGGTAACAACTGCCTTCCAGGATGGTCATGTGTCCTTCGTGGCCCCTCTCCGCGCACAGCTTCAACGTGGCTTCCATTGAGTCAAGAAAAGGGTGGTGCTTAATGCCTCTGTATGCCGGTATTGCAAAGAGTATTTTCATTCGGTAAAGGGGAGGCTGTCACACCTCCCCATCCTTTCTTATGCCGATCCTTTGATGATTCCGATTGCGATAAGTGCAAGCCTCATCTCAAGAATAAGAGCAACTGCCGCATCAGCCGCCGTGGAGGACAGAAAGCCCCACCCCGTGCTTTGCGTCATGGTTGTGGAGAAAACAGCCTGTGTTGCGCCCGATCTCTGGGCGATTGGAGTTACTCCGTAGAAAGATATCTTTTCCGAGGTGGAAGATCCGAGGGAAGTACCATCGGGGTTCCCGTTGCCAATGTATTCACCCACTGCCATTGTCTTTCTCCTTGTATTTTAAGGGGAGGTGTCACCCTCCCCCGTCAAATGTTGATGTTACTTGGTCACGCGACACGCTAACTGAGGCCGGATGGTCTTGCACCCATAGAAAACGTCGATACGACAAGGGAACTTGTCGTTGTTAATGTCGTACTGACGAACGATCCTCATGCTGATGTTGTCGATAACCTTCCGTGCCGCGAAATGGACACCTTCCGGCATTTCCAGGTCAGCGGATACGAAAGCAAAGGCATCCTTGTGATAGCAGAGGTTCTGCCCGTATGCCGTGGAAGGACTTGCAGAAGCCGCAGCGCCGCCGCAATCCGCGCCGCCCTTGAAGATAACAGCCGCATCACTCCCCGGAGTGCCGTATACGTTCTGGCTTGCCCCGGAGGTTACGATGGTAGGGGAAATCTTCAGTGCTGCGATGGTGGTATTCGCGCCGCCGCCGTCGCCGCCCGTCGCCGCTTCAGTAACGACAAACTGCTGAAGGTGCGAATACGGGGTTTTGGTTTCTGGGTGTACTGCGTAATAACCGGCGATGGTGAACACTTCGCCCTTGGCAATGGTGGTTGACGCGCCGAGGGCTTTCAGGGCTATAGTTGCGCCGGAAGGGGCTGCTCCGTCGATGGTGATAGATCCGGTACGAGTACCGGTGGTGAGTACCGGGAGCAAATCGTTTTCCGCGAAGGTGAAGCCAGCGGTGCGCCCCATGATGCCCTCGCGGTACTGTGCGGCAATCTGCCCGGAGTCCTGGAACAGTGATTTCAAACCGCCTACCATTGCAGCGGAGGTAGCGGAATCAACGAGCGCCATCCTGTTCTGATCGCGGGGAGCAAGGTATTGATTCAACTTGGTCTTCGCGTTGAGGAACATGGAGAGATCGTTCGGTACGGTGCCGGTGGTCCCGGCCTGGTTGTAGATGTCGAGAACCATAGAGAGTGCGTCAGACTCGATAGCAGAAGCGAGTACCGACATCGCGGGTTCAATGTGCCTTTCGCTGAAATCCTCTTCCGACATGGTGAGTTCGCGGGAAGAGAAGTTCATGTCAACGCCCTTCTGCGTGGCAACGGTGAGGTCAACTTTCGTAGCGGTGGAGTCCTGCACGTTGATAGTTGCGCCGGTTCTGACGGTGTACTCGTTCGGTAAACGGATGCGGAGGGTTTCGCCAATCTTGCCGCCTGAGCTGGCAAACTGGCTGTCGTACTGCCGGTTGATGCTGCCGATGAAATTCAACTTCGCGTGAAGTACCTGTAGTGCTTTCCGGGTTATGATGTCCGGGGTCAAAAGTGTATTAGCCATCTTTTATCTCCTGGTCGGTGTTCTCCGACAAAGGCTTGGATTAGTAGAGACGACCCAATTTTTTCAACCGTTCCTGTTCTCTACGATGCCACTCGTTGTCATCCTTGATATCGTGGAGATTAGTAATTGTCTTGTCCCTGTTTCCGACAGGGCTAATCGGGTCGGGTGCTTTCGTCACCCTCTTGGTAGGTGACGGTTCATCCTTCTTCTCAAAACGTGTTTCAATCTTTCCGATTTCGATCAGTTGCCGATGTATCGGCATGGAACTGATTTTTTGAGCCTGGTCCTTGTTCTTGCCGAGGTAGTAGATGATGTCAGCGGAGTGGTCACTTTCCACGATTGCATCCAGGGTGGATTGCTGGAAAAGAATGTCCCTCGCGCTGTCTAATACCTCTTCAAAGTCCTGATATACTTCCTTCGCCTTGGATGCGCGCTCTTGGTGAGACGCTGCGTTCTGACTGCGTTGAGCTTCTATCTTCCTCTGCTCCGCTACCCTTTCCCGTTGCTCAAGCTTCCAATCGGTGAGGGCTTCAACGTAGGCATCGTAATCCTCAAACTGCTCAACCTTGGGCTTTCCGGGGTCCACCACTGCCGGAGTCTGCTCAACCGGCTTCTTGCCTTCCGTGGCTACCCGCTCCCAATATTCTGCCTTGCGCCTCTCTTCCTGCCGCTTGCGCCGTTCTTCTTCAAGGGCTTTGAGCGGTACGGTAACGGGTTTCTCTTCTTCCGTTTCCGTTTCCCCCGGCGACGAGGTTTCTTCTTCGCCCGTTTCTTCCGCTACTCCTCCGGTAGTCTCTTCCGGCGCAATCTCTTCAGTTACGTTTTCTTCGTCTGCCATTGCTTTTCCTTCCTCGCCCGTTTGCGTCGGCGGCACGAATCGCCCGTTATCCCCGGCGGCGGGTTATTTATCTGAATATTTACATATTCAGTTTCTTTATATCCTAGCACAAATCATTTCTTAGAAGAAATGAAAAAGTTACGGCTGCCCCTGTGGAGGTGCTGCGGGCTGCATCATCATCATCTGCTGCTGTTGTTTCTGTGCCTCTATATTCTGCCTGAGACGATCCGATATTTCCTCTGCTCCGGGCCAATCGCTGTTCTTGAATACCAGATCCCCCGCTACCATCATTAGGTCGGGGACGGCCTGGATAATCTGCATCATGGCTTCTGCCGCTTCCTGCCGTTGCGTGGTGTAGGACGGGCCAACAGTCACATATACGTCATACTTGCCAACCGTGATGTCGTTGACCAGCACCCGCCCGCCGTTCTCGTCTACCATGTACTTGTTGATATCTGCCTGTTGAGTGCGTCCATCAGGTCCGAGCAGCCGGATGGTGCGCTCCGTGTCGTAAATCTTCGGTATCAGGTCTACGAGTATCTTTCCAGTGAACTGGATAGCGCGGGTAAGGTTGTCGATGAATTCAAACATCCCTACATCCGATTCCGTCTTTCTCTCCCTGATGGCAAGACCGGATCTCTCGTTCGACTGCTGACCGAGCGCAGCCTTGTATATGCCGGTAGTCTCCTGCAAATCCTCTGTTGCCTGTTGCGAGAGTTGAATGTATCCGGGGTTCGTGGTTACGCCGGTTGCACGTTGCGGAGGAGGGGCAATAGGATCGGGATTATATTGCAAGTAGGGGTAAGGAACCTGATTCGCGTTCTTCCACTGAGGCTCAAAACCTTCAACCTGTTTGGGGGTGACGAGATACGGAACCTTCGGGGATAGTGCCGTCATCTCCACGTTCTGCGAGATCATGTAGTTGTACATCTTCTGCGAGTCCTTGGAATCCCGTATCAGGCTCTTGTAGTGCGTCTGCCCCTTGATATTCCAGGTATCGCCAAAAACCGGAACGATGCGGATGTACTTACCCGCAACGTCCTTCGGCCCTTCCAGAACTTCGCTGCCGGAAACGAGGCACCACTTCACCTTATGCGTCTTTACCTTGCGCTCCCTTATGACGCGGGAAGGTTCTCCCATCTCGTCAAGCAGCATCTTTCCGCCCATCCCGTCATCGGTGGTGAAGTCTTTTACGGTATCAGCGTCTACGGTTTCGCCGGTATCGAGGAGGTATCTCGTTTTTTCTTCCGGCTCACGATACCAGTATTCAGCAATACGGCACTCGCCATCCATCCACCACCCTTCCCGCTCTTCACCAGAACTTTGGTCAAAGTTTCCACCCTCCTTTTCCGGGTATCGTTTCTTGAACTCCTCCTTGGTGATTGTCTCCGTGACAAAGCACCAATCAAGACCGCCCTTGTAAACGTCCTGTATCGTCTGAGGGTCAGGGTAGACGGTGAAGGCATTGTGGATGGGGTTAATCACGATGTCCTGGTCAAACGAATCCTCGTCGGCGTACTCCGTGTCGATACGCCAGAAACCGGGATACCCACCCCCTACCGCCTGCTTGAATGCCGTATCGTAGGCAATAGCCGCCTGGGAGTTATATTCAATATTCCGAATATGTCCCTCAAATATGTCGGCAACGAGCGGATCGGCTACGGAATCGACAGGGCGACACTTGATAGACGGCCTGTTCTGCCTCTGGTCCCCAGTGACTTGCTTCACGAACTTCGGCAGCTTGTTTACCGTGAGCCGTGGGCGGTTTTTCCTGGCTGTTATCGCATCTTCATCCCACTGATTATCGCCACCGAGTAGAAATTCAAGATCCTCTATGGATTCATCCCTTTCCTCCCTGAAAGCGTCCATAGAGTAGGTGAACCTGTCCTTTATCTCTCTCAAAAACTCCTTATCGTCTGCCATTTATACCCCCATCCAGCTTTGAGGTGCCATATCGTCATCAAAAACGCCCTTTTTCTTTTTGCCTTTACGGAAAAATCTGTCATTACGGAAATATGTCATGGCAAGAGCATCGGCCTTGTCAGGAGAGAAGCCTATATTCTTGCGAATGTCCTTCTTGTCGCCAATCTTCACTTTGTTTCCATTGTTCTCCTGCTTGATGGCCCCCAATTCCATTATCAAATCAACATCGTTGGGTATCGAAATAGCCTTGTTCTCAAACGCCATCTTGAGCGTCCAGTACATTTCGGCACGCTTGTTGATGAATTTCTCCGGCTCGTCCAGAACACGAGTACTTCTGGCATCGGCAGGGCGCGAATCTATGCCGCGAGTAGCAAGAGCCTTGGGAAGATACCAGCCGAGGCCGATATTATCCACAAAGGCAACATCAGCCTCCTCTTTAAGCAGTATCCCCGCGCTCCAATCAGCCAGATCATCAGGATCGGAAGTGCGTTTCTCGAAGAAAGCCTTAACCATCGGACCCTGCCGCACACAAACAACGCTCCTATCCCCTCCACCCCCTGCATCCACCCCGCACATGACGGGATCGAACTCGGAGATATCGAATTCCCTGTCTACCGCGTCAAGTATGACCTCATGAGGTATCAAACTGTTGGAGTCGGCAAGAGGAGGCATACCGAGAATGCCAATCCGATACGCCGGGGAATCAGTGCCGAACTTGGCAATACGCTCGATCTGCTCTCTAGGTACGTTGTCGGAATCGAAAGCGTCCCAATGGATGCATAACCATTGCTCTTTCAGCTTACCGTGAGTGTCAATCGCATAACCTGTGTTGCGGGTAGGGTTGAATATCCCGAACACTATATTGAGCTTCCCGGTAAGCGTCCTGTCAAGGGGCTTAAACACTGCATCGGGGATGCCGGACCATTCATCAATAACGATAACCATGTGGTCTGCGTGGCGACCGGAAAGGCTCTCCCCCTGCTCGTCAGGTGTAGCTTTCGTGTTTATCGTCACCAACTCCATGAAATGCCGCTTGCCCCTGTCGTTCTTCTCGGGCAGATTCGCAAACAGCTTCCCGGTCTGCATCTCAAAGTTGGTATGCAAGTCGCTTTTCGATTCAGGGTCTTTCGGGTCAGCCTTCAAAGCGAGGTTCCGCACATTTGCAACCTCGCTCCAAAAGACGTTCGCCAACTGGTGACCCGTATTCGCAGTAGCCATGCCCCTAGCATCACGAAACAGCGCCATGAAGTGCCAGGTAATGATGGAGGCAAGGAAGTCCTTACCGTTGCCGTTGGAACTCATGATACTCATGCCGATCTTCCTGCTCAATTCCTCCTGTCGGGGAGTGAGAGGTAAGCCATTAGCAAGCCGCAATTTAGCCTCTATCAACTCGCCCCACTGCCGTAACGCATCCTCCTGCTGATACGACAAACCGGAAGCGGTAGCGGGGCGACCAGTGTAGACAAACACCCCGTCCCGTATCCTTCCGGCACGTTCCTGTGCCTTGTAGATATTGTCACCGAAGAAAGCACTGACCCACTCAAGCGGCTTTATCTTCCACGTCGCTATCGTGTCGAGAGTTTTCTTTGATGTCGGCTTGACTGCCATGAAGACCCTTTTGTTTGATGTGGGCTGAAAGGGGAGAATTGATATATACACACAGAGTCGCTGTGCCCATACCCCCCTAGCACCCCTATCCCCTACCTATTCATTCAATCATCAATATATTACGGATGTCTACAAGTTCCTGATTCCTGCAACCATGATTCTGAATTGGAAACCTTATTGACTATCTATAATACTGTAATCATTGAATATGTGTTGAGTACTGTCTGTAATATACTGTTATAACTACCACTATCACTCGCCACCAGGGAGATCGGGAGCCTCCGAGAGTACCCGGAAGAACACGCTCTGATTGCTCGTAGATTGGCCCCGTTCTAGGCGCTCCTTGTCGTAGAGGACACCAGCGGAGATTATCTTGTCGCGGAGGGAAGCCTTTTGAAGATCCTCCTGGGTGATGCTTGCAACAATCTTCTCCTGCATCCCCGCAAAGAAATCCGCTCTATTACCCTTGTAATCCTCTGTCTGTTGTCTCTCTATCCCGTGCCGCTGAAATAGCCGTACTACGGCAGTGTGGTCGATGTTGTTCAGCGCTCCGAGCTCCCTTGTCGTGATACCTGGACATCGGTTCACCTGGTCGAGCAATTTGGTGATGGGCGTGTTCTTCGCTCTCTTCTCGGGGGCGACTAGTATTTTCTTCTTCCCTTCACCGTTTTTCACACCTTGGGGCCGTGCCATGCAGAATCCTATCTTTTTGAAAATGAATATCAAAATGAATTACAGACGAGACGATCTCCCTTGCCTGTAAATAATGGCACTCCACAGAATAAGATAATAACGGTGTCCAGGTCCGAGTTTACCACCGTGTGCAGATTGCCGATTATCTGCTCTCTCTCTTTCTGCGCTCCTCCTCCCGTTGTGTTGTAACCGGGAGTTCATGCGGAGGGGACAGGGGCGCGGTCGATATGTTTCTGTATCCGCTGTTTGCTATCTGGAACGGTGCGAGTTCATCGAGCTACACCAGGCGCGGTCTGCAACTTCTGTTCTATGGTATCGGCTATATTGAATATTCTACACCTTATCATTTCCCCGACGCAATACATATTTCTCGGAAGCAATGTCAGGATGATACAACACTGTCATATTTATGACGATTTCAGAATCATGCAACAGCTTGTTTTTGCAATACGTTTTGCCTTCTTGTGTTGTCATCGTTCCAATATCGAACACATTGCTTCTGAGAAATGATACAGTTCCCCCCCGTTTCTCACGCTCATTCCCTCCCTCATTTCTCCCACGAAATAATTTATCATCAGCAATTCCATACACTTACCCCACTATTCCAACCTTTTCCTTGTGTTTGGCATGTGATATGCTTATAGATATGTACATAACGGCGAAACAGGGAGAGCGAGAAAACGGAGGTGATAATCATGAAATGCGAGAAATGCGGTAAAACACTGGAGCAGTACGAACGTTTTCACACGGTAACGAGTTATGTTCAGTACCCCCACAAGACAGAGCGGAGAGATTACACGACATGCCGTCATTGTTTTGAGGTGCACATTGAAGAAACAACCGGCTTTCCTAATGGCATGACGGACGGACACAGGAAACAGTATTGCGACATGGGCGGCGAAGCGACTTTCTTGGAGTACAACAAATGCAACCTCGGATATGTCGAACAGCTTCGGAACAGCAAACATATGTTGATAAGGATGTACCTTGAGAACTAGCAACCCCTTTCGCCACTATCACCAATCGCCTGATAATACAACGGAGGAGAAAAAGACGATGAAAAAGACAATTGAAACCCCGACGCTGGCAATCCTTAACGAAACTGACGACCCTAAACGGTTCGGTGGCGAACTCCTGGGCGATGACGGACAGGGAAACGAACTGTGGCTGTTCCGCTCGATTGACAAAGTGGCAAACCGCTGGTCTGACGACGAGGGCAACGTACAGTGGGATGATGACATCGAAGGATGGAATTATACCGACGAATACGCTTTAGACTGACATTCACGCGCCGCCGGTCGCTCACCGGCACCACCGCAAAGCCCACGGGCGACGCAAAGGAGAAAGAAAATGCTAAACATAGGCTAGCAACAAAAAACCTTGCGTAAAGTAATTACGCCAATACTTTAGGCTAATACTCTCCGATATCGCATGGCTGATATGTCTGTTTCCTGCACATCTCGCACAATGTACCCGATACGGCTGTTTTCTCATCGTCGCATTCGGGGCAGGCGCACAAACAAGTTGCAACTGTCTCGGATGCCTCCGCTAGAATATCGTACTTGATCATCTCTAGCGCACCAATTACCTCCGCATAACTCACGTTCAAGTTGTCTCTACCATTGTCGATTGCCTTGTTAATCTCGGAAACCAATTTATCAACGTTTGTCATTTCAAGCCCCTTTGTTTTGATGACCCCTGCCTTCCTATTCCCTACCCACCAAAAACGCCTCACGCGTCAAATATCGCTGTCCTGCGCTACTTTCCGTCGTCCTCCCCTCGCTCGATGTAGTCACATACCGCATCAATGGCAGTGCCTAGTTCGTTCCGAGTTGGTGTTTTATAGGTGCCATCGTACCAACGCCGACATTTATTGTACTGCCTCAGCATATCTACCGCTTCCCTGATTTCCATTATCGCATATTCTCCTTGCTGACAAGCCGCGCTATTTGGAAACTAGAGGGAATTAACGCTACTTCTCCAATGCCAACACCGTTCCCCCATTGCAGATCTATTTGTCTATCTCGCAATGTGATGTAAAGCCGAACCCCTTGATGTTCTATTGTGAGATTGTTACCTTGTACATATCGGCGTTTCGATGACGATCCTCGCCCCTCGCCTGTGCAAACATAATCATCAACAAAGATCGGTGATGGTGTCTGGTTATCTACATACTCATTCAATGCCCGTACTGCCGCATCCCTCTGTCTAGCGATGCCCTTAATGTGTTCTTGCGCCCATTTTGGTAATTTTGTTATTTCCATACCACCTCCAAACTATCGGATCGAGCGGACGGGCCGCTCATCCTCGATCTGTTATTTTTATGATTTCTACGCCAACCAAATGATAATGTTCGTAGGCATCTTCACCGAACCCCCCGGAGGTCAAGCAACGTTCCAGGGTTTCAATATCACCGTCTATAGTTTCAAATGATTGCCCTTCGGCACCGCTTACATTGTCTTTCCAGTTTTTACTGACAATGAATCTGAGCATTTGTCTCTCCGATCTCTGGCAGAAAATAACCAGAACATACGACCGGCCAGGCCGGTCAATTTATCGTTACGCGCAAGAATCATCCATCTGCTTAATCGCGTCTTTGAACTCATAAATAGCTTCCCTAATGTCGCTGGCAATCCAATGCGAAGGGTATTTTTTCGCTTCAGTAATTCTGCATATTTCCGAATTCATCGACATTAACGTAAATCCTGCCGCTGTCAGCAATTTTTCTGCCGTATCGCGGTCAATAACAATCAAGTCCTTCATCGGTATTATCATTCTCAACTCCTTCCGTTAAAGTCCCAATTCCCCTTGCACCATATCCACCCGCGCAATCGCCTCTCCCTCGCTCATCCCTCCGTCATGCACCATAATGGCCAGCCTCTCTTCGCGGAGTTGGTCGGCATCAGAGAGTTGCAGGAACTCGCGGAGGGTCATTATGTTAAAAATCTCATTCTGCCAGGGCATACCATTTCAACCGTGCCATCATCTTTTTCGATTATTGCCGCCGTGAATGGTCCGGTAGCAGTGCCGTCAGAATATTCGATACAATCCGTTCCCCACCCATGAAACTTGCCCTCATAAGAACCTGTCAATATGCCACCAGTATATGCTTTCACTTCCACCTTTCTCATATTCACCCCTTTAATTGTTTTCATGTATCCAGTCGCCTTCAGGCATGAACTTGCATCCCTGCACAAGTTTGAACGTCCTAGCAAGATTATTGGGGTTCACTCCTGCGTGTCGCCAGTTCTTACCCTTCTCGATTTTAATTTTACCGTTTTCCATGCTGAGATACAGACGAGGTTTTTCAAGCGTAATGTCTCCACCTTTGCCGGTCCTGGCCCCGTGCTTTTTCTGAATCGCAATTATGGCAATGCCTGTTGTCAGCTTCTCGTAGATCTCTTTGAACATGGCCCCGACTTTCCAGAAATCCTCATGAAGCTCCAAAAAGTCGATGATGTTGATTTTGTCTGGTACTATCACATCTGCGAAGTTGGAACTTCGGTTGTATGCTGAAAATCGCCACTTATCGAGAGGAATGTCGAATTTTGATAAGCGATCATGCATTTCACATTCTGACATTTCACTACTAAAGTAGTTTATATAATACTTATACATATTAGATCTTAGTATATTAAGCAGAAAAGCAGTCTTTCCGCTATTTGGCGAACCTGCTATAACTACTAGGTTTTTCGGCATTATTTTGACGTATTCGCCTATTCCTAATGGCAAGTCTATCGGGAACTCGTCACCCGAGGCATTTCGCCAGTCCAACACCTCAAGATCTTGATCAACAATCCTATACATCCCCGCCCTACTTCCTTGTTTATTCAGCACTTTTTCTTGCGTAAGCCGGTGCAGAATTTGCCGTATTGCTGCCTTATCTTGCTTTGTCACAACTTGTAACGCGGTGTAACAATCTGTCACAGATATGTCACCACTTGTCACAGAGATGATATTTAAGATCTCATCCCGGAGGTTACGCTTTTTGGTATCATCATCATCACCTCTGGCTAGTTCTGCGGCTAAAAGGCTAATGATTTTAGTCTTTAAATGGTTCGGGGCTCCACCCTTTGAAAGATATTCCCCCACTTCCGTCAAGCTGATAAATCCGGAGCCTTGTGACACGCTGTGACGAGGTTGTGACAAGTTGTTACACGGTGTGACAGTTGTGACGCTTGTGACAGGTTGTGACAATGGTGACGTTTGTGACAAAACTAGTGGGTCATCAGCCCACGGGCCAGGATCGTCGTCCTGCCAAAATTGGGAGGCGTCATGCATGTCCTATTGCCTCCCTTGCCGTTCACATTCCTGTAATTTTTCATGGATCAGTTTACGAATGGCATATCTTGCAAGTTGCCCCGGCTTTATCTCAATCTCTTTAGCTATGGAGTGGAGTAATTGAAAGTCATCCTTGGTCAGCCTTACAGGAAAAGTTTCCGACAGTGCTTTCATCGACACCTCAACAAGAAAGCCCGAAGCATGTGGGGTCAGCACATGAACGGGCTTCCGGGTTTGACTGACAGTGCAGCCATAACCAAAGTATTTGCTACCGCATTCTGACCCAATGCGTTTGCTGTTATTCAGTTTTGTCTCTACACTTTCCATTATAACCCAGCCAACTCTACGTCGTAAAGTGAGTATCTGTGATTATGCCTTGGTGGTGTCATCTATTGTCGTAATCACTACGCCGCATCTCAGCCAATGCCCGAGTGAGATCCATGCTGGCTCTGCGTACTGCGCCAGATTCGCGAGGATGGTAGTCATAATAATTGGCTGAATTACCATACCGTTCGTCTTGATCCTTATTCGCCTCATCAAGTTCATTGATAGCCGACATCAGACGCTTGATTTCAGTTTTAACCTTGGCTACTCTATCTTTTTTCATCTCATCTCCTTCCATGCACACTCGTAACAGAGGTATCGAAATATTCCATCAACCTCCGTTGCAATCCGCCCACTCCGACACTCCCCTGTGAGCCTGACAGGACACTTTTTACAGTCGTTCTGACAGGGGATAGCGCCGCAGAGGTGGCATGTGCCGCGAGCTATGCCGGTGACGCTCATAATTCCCCCTGTTCCCACTTCAGCTTTTCAGCCTTCGCCACCCTTGCCGCCTTCTTCTTGTCCTTCAATTCCCGTTTCCACACGTCTTCCCGTACCAGATAATCAGTGTCAGGGCAGAGGACATAGTTGGTGCCTTTGATGACACATGCGCCGTAATACCGAGAAATGCTGAGTTGCGAATTGCGCCAGTAGTCCGGGCCGATGCGCTCGATTTTACTGGTGTCTAGACTCATAATTCCCCCGTATCATGCACATGCTTGTGGCAATCCACACATAACGTCACCAGTTTATCCGGCGATACGAGCAGATGCCGATAGACGTAGTCAATAATCTTGTTCCATTCTACACCGTCGAGGTGGTGGATCTCCGTCTTGACCTCTCTACCCTTTGCCGCTGATTTCCTCTTGCCGCAAACTTGGCAAGTTTTGTTGTCTCTTTTCTCTGCTGCCGCACGTTCACGGCTTCTCAACCAGCATTGTCGCAGGGCAGACCGGACTCGGGATCGAGGTGTAGTGGGGAGCTTTCTACTCATTAGCCACCCCGTACTTTGCGCGGATCTTCTCGACCGCACAGAACATGGTACTCTTGTCGTAGCACTCAGAAGGATTGTAATTGTCGCAACAATTTGTAGCTGCACAACACCGTTCCTCTACCTGTTCCATGATTTCACAGCACTCCCGCGCCACCCTCTTTCTCTCCATCGCAACAAGGTATTCCTGATCTGCGAGGTGGGTAGCGGCTAGGGCTGTCAACCGTTCGCACTCCTCGGCAAGCGTCTGCTTCGTTTTTTGGGCGCGTTGCAAGAGGATGGTGAGGCGATCGATTTCCCTTATAAGGAAAGAGATCCTACCCGCGACCTGTGGATTGAAACTGCCATTTACATTCGGGTGCGCCCACCACGTTCTAATTTCCTCGATATTCATTTTCCCTCCTGACATGCCGCCTCCATCCCATGCTTGAACCCATGTTCAAACGCCGTCCGGTAGTGAAAGCCAATGATATTAAGGTTATCAATTTCAGGGTCGTGGGCTACCAGAAGATCCTCGATGTATTTCCAATGGTCCATAGCGAGTTTTTCGCCTTCTGCGCTCATCGGTAATACCCCCTTCTGGCGCATCCAACCGCCACCCTGGTATAAGCTCCATAAGCATCAGCTTCGTGCCTCTCCATTGCGATATGAAGTAGCGTGTCTGCTGATTGCTGGCAGTCTACAGCTTCGTCTGCTACATGGTTCCAATCCTGCTTGAGTATCGCCGCGCCTACCTCCATCACTTCGGAAAGAAGGTGGAACCACTGGCGGTATATGGTGTTGCGGTCTGCGAAAATTGTTCTTGGGAAAAGCAATGTTTCCTCCTAACTTTATATTTAGTCCGCAACTGCCTTGCTTATTGCATCTCTTGCTTTTTCAAGTGCCTTAACAAGTGAGTATTTCGTCATCTCATCACCAGAAAGTACGCTTGCTGCCAGTTTAAGAGCGTCCAGTAGTTCAGGAGCGGCGGCAATCAATCTCGCATCTGCTTCTTCATAAACGTGGTCAGAGATGCATTCTCCATCATCGCCATATTGAATCTGGTAATTTGTGATTGCCTTATTGTTATAGTGAGGGCCAGCGTCAACCATCTTCCACGGAGCAGGTGTGTGTTTTGTCATTTTTCCTCCAAATCCCCCTGAAACTTCAGCATCACTTCGTTCCAGCAATCGCACCAATGCTGTAGCAGCTCCACGTCAACCGGCTTCCCATTCCCCCGCGCCAGATCCAGAAGGGCATCCGTAACAGCTTTGATTTTCCGGTGATTCCTCTTGTGCTGCGGAATGAATTGCTCAAGCTGCGTTAGCACTATTGTCCCGACCGACACGCCGAGAGTGATTAAACCTTCATCCGTGAAATCCTCCACTTTCGGGAGTTTCGGTGCCGGCGGGACGTAGGGGAGGTAGCGAACGCGGTTGCCTTGTTGCGTCTTCTGGTAGAGTTCCATCATGCCTCCTTCGGTAGTTTGCGGAGTTTACTCAATGCCGAGCCAACCCACTTCTGGAATTTCTCGTTACTGTTCGGCTTCCGCAGATCGTCAGGAGACAGGAAGCCCTCCTTCCCCGCAGCCGTCTGGTAGAAACTGCACTCACGCAGCACATCAGCCGGAAATAGCCCTGTGGATAGACAGTAATCGTCTAGCTCGGTGAGGAGGTGCTGTTGAGCTTCGGAGATGATAGCGGGGGCTTCCTGTTCTTTTTTCTTCTCCGGTTTCTTCTCTCCACCAGCCGCCCACTCAGCCACCAGCCACCCGGATTCCTCACTGATAGGCTTATCGAGCGGGAACATTGCTTTATGCTGCTCTTGTAGTTTCAGCGGTTGAGGGTATCCGGCCTTATCGGGAGTCAGTAGAATAGAAACAGTCAACTCATACGGTAATTCCTTGGAGCAGATAGGTTGCCACCCGATAGGCACAATCACCGTTTTGTTGTTTTGGTCCTTCTCCATCTTCACTTTCTCCTCTGCACGGAAGCACAGAATTAGAGTAGCGTTGACCTGAAGGAGCCGTTGAACCATTTGCTTGTGTCCCATCTTCGGTTTGATCCAAGCCGCCATTTTACAGGCTTCCCGCTTCTTCCAATCGTCACCTGCCATGCGGGTCAATTCTTCTTCCTGCCAATCGAGTATCCCGCCCTCTCCCGCCCATTCGTGAGAGCATGAATCAACAACGATTGCCTTATATCCTGCCGCGTCTGCCGCCTTAATAGCCTCAACGTAAGATGCAGGGCGAAACGGGGCGTGAAGTTCACACATATCGAATTGGAACTTGTCGGCATAGTGAAGGGATCGCCGCGCCTCCGTGTCGATAACTGCGAACCTGTTTCCTGGTCCGACTATGCCTGATGCCAACCGCATTGCTGAAAAGGTCTTGCCAGAGCCAGAACAACCCATCAGCCCTATCAGTAGCCCTACTTGTTCTCTTGTTGCCGGTCTAAACGTGTATCCGCTCATTCATCCGCTCCTATTGTCTGCGCTTTACTCTCCCATTGGGCCAACGCCCATGCCGGATTATCGAGGTAGCATATCCTGTTTGGGTATCCAGGCCACTCCCCGGTGAACATGCACTTTTCCCAAACGTGTATCCCGTAATCCACCTTCTCCTTTGCCATTGCCTGGAAATCAGGGGGCAATCCGATGAACGAGCAGAGATACGGTGCCGATGTTTCCTGGACCACAAAGACGAATTTTGGTGAAACGTCCTCAACCGCCTTCACTCCGCGCCGGTAAAACGCATACTGAATGTCGTAGCCAAGAGAAACCATCTTCCGTGCGAAATTTGTAGGATCGGCACTTTCCCCGGTCGTTTTGTAATCCAGGATTAGTTTCCGATTCTTGCTGATCCAATCTGGGCGCACTCTGAACCATGTTTCTCCCTCTTGCCAGATGTAAGAGAGTTCTGAATCGCCCTGCCTTCGGAGATCCTTGATATTGAGATCTGGGCAGCTTGCAATCTGTCGTTCAGCCGCAATCACCATGTCTTTGACTGAATCATACTGATGGATAAGCAGGGGTATTTTCCCGGCATCTCGCGCTATGTCCCGTTCCTCCTTCGCTTCCTTTTTGCGCCAGTCGGGTGCATCAACCACATGAGCTTGGTCGAGTCCTTCCAGCAACAGAGCATGAGCCATTTTCCCAACGTCAAACTTCGCTTCACCTTCATCCGGTTCATAGATTGGATTCAGTCTCGGATGACCGTACCAAGCATGAGCGGGGCTTTGATAAAGCAAGGTATGTAACGTACCCCTTGACAGTGACGGCACTACGCACGGATCGGCGTGATATTCCTCATTCGTTAAAACGTGTACTCCTTGTTTCAATTCCCTCTCCTCTCCTACGCCGCGACACTAATCCCTACGCCTGGTCGCGGGTTATTCCTACCCTTCCATTCCGGGTTTTTCATCCATCTGCCATTCACTTCGATAATCGGAGCCGGTCCCGTTCCCGGTCCTTGTTTCCATATCCGCAGTTTCGTAGCGCAATGGCTACAATACGGGCGGCCAGTGTTGATTCGCATGGTATTAGTACATCCCTCAACCCCGCACTGTTTGTATTGCCATGCGCCGTTCAGCACCTTTTCCCCTTTGTCCACCTCGGCGGGCTTCGGCAGATCTTCGTACACCCGTTTACCGCAATACCAGCAACACGATTCGTCGGGGCGTAGTTGGTGCATCGGACCGCTACATTTCGGGCAACGTGTCATGGTTCCTCCGGGTCGATTTGGCAGACGTGAGGCAAAACGTTGACCTCGATATTGCCTGAGCCGCACAGCCTGAGTCTGGCGCGGATCGGCTGAGTGCATACGTCGCACACCACGGTGATTCGCGTTTCAATCTCATTGGCGAATTTGTGCTTATCTTGCCAGAAATCATTCTTGCTGCCGTGTTTGTTTTCCTGGCACAGACTCACCCCTTCCATCGTCCGGTAAAATCTGCCACACGCACATTCCACCGCGCCTGCTCTCAATTCCTCTGCTGTGTTGTTCACGCAAAACCCTCCCCGCGTCTGTAAAGCACCCAAGTCCTGACTCCCTGCCTTTGGTAGTAAAATTCAGACAAGGGGCCAACAATATGTATACGCCAGTCGTGATTCGGCTCCTTTACCGCCATGTCCTCGGCTTGCTGCACTGTCATGCAATCATCAAACTCCGTCTCGTATTCCTCGCGCCACACAACTTTGCCATCCTTGAGCAGTGAAGCGTCACCAAAGCCGACGGCAATGACTTCATCCATTGAAAGCAACTTGCTTCCGTCTACTGGAGTTTGTTTTTCCCACATTCTTGACTCCCTCCGTTAATACCCCATCATCAATCTCTCTTTAGGATCCACCAACCTCTCCGCTGCATCGCTCTCCATCGCTTCCCAAAGTGCTTTCTCGATGTCGTCCAGGCAGCAGCAGGATATGATTTCGGTAATGTCATCCCCGGAGTGATGGACGGTGTTGATGATGATTTCCTCGTCCTCATCCGGCTCGATGGGGATGCCGTTCTCACGTCTGCCACGGCTGGCAGGGTAGTGGTCGAAGTCGATGGTGAGGTCGATGCCTTCGATGGTTACTGTCTTTTCCAAATTTCCTCCTTTAATCAGACAACATGCAGCACCATACCGGTGATGCTGACGTGTGAATATTGACCGGGTAAACGGTTCCAATTCTCCAGTCCTTGCCTAATCCGTCCTTCTCGACGTAGAAACGCACAATGGTATTTCCGTACCTCTCTTTGTGTCTTTTTAGACCGCCTATCAGATCATCAACCCTCACTGCCTCTCCCTCCACTCCCTCTCCACCCACGCCGCCAGTATCCGATCAGCAAGGCCAATATGCTGCTCACGGTCAAATTCCGACTGGCGTGACATGATTTCGGCTCTCTGCTCTCTGGTAAGCGGCTGAATCTCCTGTTCCTCTCGATACTGGCACTGACCGACTATGCCGAGCAGGAGGATTACAATAAGGATACCGATGATGTAGAAATATGGTCGGGTGTCGGCTTTGCTCTGCGTTTGGTAATAGTTACCTCTCATGTCGGCTCCCCTCCAGTAATCTCATCAGGACGAGTAACCATCTCGTCCAGGCGCTCACTCATCCGCTTCTCGTACTCGTCCCTCTCCCAATCTGCGCGACCGGAGGATACGACCAGGCACATGATGACCACTCCGGTCATGCCGCCCACAAACAACGCCAGAAATGCGAACCATATCGAAACTTGCATACCCACCTCCTTATCTGTGCAGCATCCATCTACCAACGCCCCGTGTATCCCATCTGGCCAGAGCTCTTTTCCATCTGATTTTCATGGCTACCTCCCGATATCACACCTCTACAGGTTTGTTTTTCTCGTCGAGTCGGTATGCGGTGTTAGGCTTGATTCCTTTTTCACCGACGTATGCCAAAGTGAAGCGGTAACGTTCTTTTTTGTTGTCCCAAAATTTGAAAATCATCACACCTCCGTATCCTGCCGTGGCGGTGCCTCCGTATCCTGCCGTGGCGGTGCCTCCGTATCCTGCCGTGGCGGTGCCTCTGACTCCTGCCGTGGCGGTGCCTCCGTATCCTGCCGTGGCGGTGCCTCCGTATCCTGCCGTGGCGGTGCCTCCGTATCCTGCCGTGGCGGTGCCTCCGTATCCTGCCGTGGCGGTGCCTCTGACTCCTGCCGTGGCGGTGCCTCCGTATCCTGCCGTGGCGGTGCCTC